GTCGGAGCATACCACTTCGATCCTCTTGCCGATAACTAAAAGTTGTCGTAAGAAGAACAAAGCATTGACATCTACCTCATGCTTTAAACAGGAGTTTCTATCAAAGATGCGCAACCAAAGTCCTGAGAATAATCTCGGCACCTTGGTCTTGGATGAGACCGCTCGTGAGAACGGTCCCTCCAACGATAGGCGCCCCTCTTCGAGGCCTCTTAACAAAAGAGACTCGAGGTGGGGGAGATCTAGGGTGAAAACCCCAAGATCCCTACTTTGACAGTAAAGGGTTAGTCGATCAAAATCTTTCGACAAACTTCCCTTTAGCTCCGGGTACGAAATCTGGATATCTTTAATTAATCCAGATACGACATGGAGTAGAGCATTTACTTGGCTTTTCATGTAGGCTCCTTATTCTAGGAGGACTGCATCCAAGCCACCGCTCCGATAATCGTCCCTTCGAGTTCCTTTCTCAATAAGAGCAAGCTCTTATTAAGACTCGAAGTTCATCAACTTGTCAATGTTTGCATTCGTCAAGAATGCAAATAGACCCGCTGCGACATATCGTGGATCAACAAGGGTGTCACCCCGTTGATTTTCGATTACGCAGTACGACTTCCTGATATAGGATGTCGTGGAGGGCGAGACAGGAAATACCGTATGGATAAGTTCGGCGTTATGACGGTCAATGACCACATTACGCTTCTTATCGGTATACGAAGTATTTCGCAGGCTCAGCCGGAATTCTTCCGTAGCAGTTCGGAGAAGGTACTCTGACGAGTACTTATCCTGATTGATACGAACGAGATTCTTGGCCACTGCGTTGATAGTGACAACTGCCGGATCGGCGAACATGGTACTACTCCTTGTGACTTGCGTCCCCACACCATGTGGGTAGCAATGGTTTAAGGCTTTTACTTGGCCTTCACTATTGCTAGTGACGCAAGTATGCCCATTTGGTTTGCCGTAAGGAACGGCAAATAGGCAGTAGGTAAGACAGCAGCTCGTATACGGCTCTTTCCTTCATGGGTGACCTTGATGGGACTCATCTCGGTCGCTCCTTGACGGATCTTAGGGCTCGTATACTCGATGCGAGTGTGCTTCATCACGGCAACGTGATCAAGCACGGCAGGGACTATGTTACGTGTGGCCCTAAAATAGGCCCCCACGCCAAAGCCCCAGTCGATTAACCAGGACCAAGGCATCGCCTCCCATAAAGTGGAGGGATCTATGGTCATTCCCAAAAGGGAACGTCTGATTAATGCACTCATCTCTCGATCACTAAGAGAATCGTAATTCCAGCTAGGTATCCACCTAACATGGGCACGAATCTCTCGGTGTGCTATCCCCGTGAGGTTTCCAGAAATAAAACCTCCCGCTGACTGAAAAGCAACGTTAGTTTTGCTACAGTCTTGGGTTAGCTTATCTAAAGAGACTGTCTTCCGGAGTCCTTTGGTCCGAAGTTTCTTCATTTCAGCGGCCCTCTTATCGAATTGGGCTTGAAAGTCAGAAATCTTCGAGAGATCCCTCAGTATTGGCAAAAGTCCAAACTGAAGTTTCAGATTATTGCCAGCTGCCTCAGCAATCAGGCTATCGCCTGTTTTCTTTAGCAGAAGAGCAATATCTCCAAGCTCGAGCACATTCACTGGCACGTCTATATATGGACTGCTAGGGTTGGTTCGAGCGGCGGCGTCGGCTGCGTAGCCTTCGTTCGCCTTTTCTCCGGTAAACACAGACACCTTTTCAAACACACCTTGATATTGTATAGCTTCACAGATATACTTATCAAAGTAGACTGAAAAGTAATTCGGTGGTGGGTCCGTTTGAAGGACACCACCCGAGTACGACGAACGATAGACGTCAAGATAGCCGTCATCGCCTGGACCTGGTTGGTCCTCACACCTTTCGGTGTACGTTGTAACCGGATTTCCCCCGTTAACTGCTCCAAATCGCGACCAAGTACCGTTTTTAACGGCTTCGCCGCGGGATCGGATACGGGACATGTCTGTATACTCCTACTAAGGGTTGACGAAAGAGGTGCCAAATACGCGGCACCACGATCGGCATGTTAGGGAGAGGTGAGATTC